AACTACCAGGGCAACGTGCCGCCCATGGTCGCCGCCTGGGCCATCAACGGCCGCACCGCGCGGGAGGCGGCCGATGACATCCTGCACGAAGCCGCCCAGTACACCGCCGCGCTGATCGTCCTGCGCGAAACGCGCCTGGCGGCGAAAGAGCAGATACGCGCGCTGATGGATGCCGGCGAGGTGGAGCAGGCGCAGCAGGTGGTCGAGCACACCGTTGCCGCGATCGAGGCGGCGGTCGCGGGCGTCGGCAACGCGGCCTGATCGAAATCAGCGAAACCTGACCCCGCCTCGGCGGGGTTTTTCATCCCCGCGCTGTACCACCCCCCGCTACACACCCCACCGCGTGCGCCCCTTGCGCGCGCGCGTCACCCTTGAGGCTCACTGATCCGGCAACGCCCGCAGGAGCCGCCCCGCATGTCGACCGAATACCACCACGGCGTCCGCGTCCTCGAAATCAACGAGGGCACGCGCCCAATCCGCACCGTTTCCACCGCCATCGTCGGCATGCTCTGCACCGCCAGCGATGCCGACCCGGTCACTTTCCCGCTGAACAAGCCCGTGCTGCTTACCGACGTGCTGACCGCCTCCGGCAAGGCCGGGGAGGGCGGCACGCTCGCGCGCAGCCTGGATGCCATCGCCGACCAGGCCAGCCCCGTTACCGTCGTGGTGCGGGTGGAAGAGGGCGCCGACGAGGCGGAAACCACCTCCAACATCATCGGCGGCGTCACCGCTGGCGGGCAGTACACCGGGATGAAGGCGCTGCTGGCTGCCGAGGCGCAGCTGGGCGTCAAGCCGCGCATCCTCGGCGTGCCCGGGCTGGATTCGTTGCCTGTCACCACCGAGCTGGTGGCCATGGCTGAAAAGCTGCGCGCCTTTGCCTATGCCAACGCCTACGGCTGCGAAACGGTGAGCGACGCCATTGCCTACCGCGACGGCTTTGGCGCCCGCGAGCTGATGCTGATCTGGCCGGATTTCGTAAACTGGGACACCGCCACCAACGCCAACGCCCCGGCCAGCGCCGTTGCCCGTGCCCTGGGCCTGCGCGCAAAGCTGGACCAGCAAGTCGGCTGGCACAAGACGCTGTCCAACGTGCCGGTCAACGGCGTGTCCGGGCTCAGCCGCGATATCTACTGGGACCTGCAAAACCCCGCCACCGACGCCGGCCTGCTCAACGCCAGCGAGGTCACCACCCTGATCCGCCGCGAAGGCTTCCGCTTCTGGGGCAGCCGCACCTGCAGCGCCGACCCGCTGTTCGCCTTCGAGAACTACACCCGCACCGCTCACGTACTTGCCGACACCATGGCCGACGCGCACTTCTGGGCCGTGGACAAACCCATGCACGCCAGCCTGGTGCGCGACATCGTCGAGGGCATCAACGCCAAGTTCCGCGAGCTGGTGCGCGGTGGGTACCTGATCGGCGGCGAGTGCTGGTTCGATGAAGCGGCCAACGACAAGGACACCCTCAAGGCCGGCAAGCTCTTCCTGGACTACGACTACACCCCCGTGCCGCCGCTGGAAGATCTGATGCTGCGCCAGCGCATCACCGACCGCTACCTCGTCGACTTCGCCGCCGGCATCAAAGCCTGACCCCACACAACCCGCGCGGCCTCGCCGCGCCGTAGGAGAGCGCCGCCATGGCCCTGCCCAAAAAGCTCAAGAACATGAACCTGTTCAACGATGGCGAAAGCTACGTTGGCCAGTGCAAGTCCGTCACCCTGCCAACCCTCACCCGCAAGCTGGAAAGCTTCCGGGGTGCAGGCATGGACGGCCCGGTAAAAGTCGACCTAGGCCACGGTGACGACGGCATCCAGCTCGAATGGACCCTCGGCGGCTGGGATCTGACCGCCCTGCGCCAGTTCGGCGCCGTACAGGCCGATGGCGTGATGCTGCGCTGGGCCGGTGCCGTACAGCGTGACGACACCGGCGAAGTCTCCACCGTGGAAGTGGTCGCCCGTGGCCGGCACGAAGAGATCGACTTCGGCGATGCCGAGTCAGGCGAAGACACCGAGCATTCCTTCACCACCACCTGCAGCTACTACAAGCTCAGCGTGGACGGCAACGTCGAGATCGAAATCGACCTGCTCAACTTCGTGTTCGTCGTCAACGGCGAAGACCGCCTCGCCGAGCACCGCGCAGCCATCGGCCTGTAACCCCGGCGCCGGCCAGCGCGCCGGCGCTCCTTTCGCAACCCAAGGAGCAACCCCATGACCAAACCCACCTACAGCGACCCCATCGTCCTGGAGCAAGCCATCAAGCGCGGCGAGGGCAAGCCCATCACCGAGATCACCCTGCGCAAGCCGGCTGCCGGCGAGCTGCGGGGCCTCAAGCTCGGCGACCTGATCAACGGCGACGTTAACGCCACCATCCGCCTGGTACCGCGCATCAGCCAGCCCACCCTGACCGAGCAGGAAGCCGCCGCCCTGGACCCCGCCGACCTGCTGGCCTGCGCGGATGCCGTAGCGGGTTTTTTGCAGAAGAAGGGTGCGGAATCCCCCGCAGCGTAGATGACGTCATGGCGGACATCGCCCTGGTGTTCCACTGGGCGCCGGAGCAGATGAACGCCATGCCCTTGCATGAACTGATGGACTGGCGCGAGCGCGCCCGCGAACGATGGGAACGCACGCATGGCGCGGGATCTAAACCTTAAGGTCAACCTCCAGGCCTTGGACAACGCCACCAAGCCCATGCGCTCGGTGTTCGTCGGTGCCCAGGGCCTGGGCCGATCGCTGCGCGACGCCCGCAGCGACCTCAAGCACCTGCAGGCCCAGCAGAAAGACGTCAGCTCGTTCCGCAACCTCAAGGGCGCGTCGGAGCAAACCGGCGCCGCCATGCAGGCCAACCGCGAGCGCGTCAAGGCCCTGTCTCGCGAGCTGGCCAGCACCAGCACGCCGACCAAGGCACTCACCCGTGATTTCCAGAGCGCGGTCCGCCAGGGCCACGCCCTCAAGCAGAAGCACAACGAACAACAGCGCGAACTCCAGGGCCTGCGCAGCAAACTGGGCGAGGCGGGCATCAGCACCCGCAACCTCGGCCAGCATGAGCGCGACCTGCGCACCAAGGTCAACCAGACCAACCAAGCGATAGCCGAGCAGGAAGGTCGGCTGAAAAAGCTCACCGCCCAGCACAAGCGCCTCGGCCAGGCCAAGGCCGACTACGAACGCACCTCGGCGCTCGCCGGCAGCATGGCCGCCACCGGCGCCGGCGGGCTGGCAGCAGGTAGCGGCATTCTCTACGCCGGCGCGCGGATGATGGCCCCCGGCGTACAGTTCGATGCCGATATGAGCAAGGTCCAGGCGCTCACCCGGCTGGACAAGGGCGACGAGCAGCTCGCCGCCATGCGCGCCCAGGCGCGCCAGCTGGGTGCGGACACCATGTTCAGCGCCACGGATGCCGCCCAGGGGCAGGGCTTCCTGGCCATGGCCGGCTTCAAGCCCGAGGACATCATCGCCGCCATGCCCGGCATGCTGGATCTCGCCAAGGCCGGCGACAGTGGGCTGGCGGAAACAGCAGACATCGCCTCCAACATCCTCACCGGCTTCAACCTCAAGGCCAGTGAAACCGGGCGCCTGGGTGACGTGCTGGTGGGCGCCTTCACGCGCTCCAACACCAGCCTGCAGATGCTGGGCGAAACCATGAAGTACGCCGCACCGGTGGCGGCAAGCGTCGGGCAGGACATCGAGACCGTCGCCGCCATGGCCGGCAAGCTGGGCGACGCCGGCATCCAGGGCAGCATGGGCGGTACCGCGCTGCGCGCCATCCTCAACCGCCTGTCCGCACCGCCGAAGGCCGCCGCCAAGGCGCTGGACACGCTCGGCATCAGCGCCGTCGACGCCCAGGGCAACCTGCGCGACATGCCCACCATCCTGCAGGAGATCTACCAGAAGACGCGCAACATGGGCGACGCCGAGCGCGCCGGTCTGCTCAAGGGCATCGCCGGCGAGGAAGCGGTCGCTGGCATGCAGGTACTGGTGGCACAGGCCGGCAGCGGCGCCCTGCAGGAGTTCATCGGCACCCTGCGCCAGACCCAGGGCGAAGCCCAGCGCACCGCCAAGGTCATGGGCGACAACTTGGTGGGCGACCTCGATCAGCTGTCGTCGGCCTGGGAAGACCTGGGCATCCAGCTGCAGGAGCAGCAGAACGGCCCGCTCCGCGACGTGACGCAGACGCTCGCCAGCGTGGTCGGCAGCGTGAAGAGCTGGATCGTCGAGAACCCCAAGCTGGCCGCCAACCTGGTCAAGACCGCCGCAGGCGTCGGCGTGCTGATGGCCGGCATGGGCGGGCTCACCCTGGCCATGGCCTCGATCCTCGGCCCATTCGCGATGGTGCGCTACGGCATGATGCTGTTCGGCATTCAGGGCGGCGGGCTGGCCAGTACGCTGTTCAACCTGGGCAAGACGGCGCTGCCGCTGGTGGCCACCGGGCTACGGCTGGTCGGCGCCGCGGCAATGGCCAACCCGGTCGGCGTGCTGATCGGCACGCTCGCCCTGGGCGCTGCGCTGATCTACGCCAACTGGAGCCGCGTGGGGCCTTTCTTCCTCGGGCTTTGGACGGAGATCAAAGAGGGCGTCGCCGGCGGCCTGGCCGGCATCGGCGCGCTGTTGCTCAACTTCAGCCCGCTGGGCCTGCTGTATCGCGCATTCGCCGGCGTGATGAGCTACTTCGGCGTGGACCTGCCGAGCAAGTTCAGCGAGTTCGGCGGCAACATCATCCAGGGGCTGATCAACGGCTTCACCAACATGTTCCCCAACCTGACCGCCGCCATCAGCGGCGCGGCGAACAGCGTGATCAGCACCTTCAAGGGGCTGCTGGGCATCCATTCGCCGTCCCGCGTGTTCGCCGGGCTCGGTGGCGACACTATGGCCGGCCTCGAGCAAGGCCTCGCCGCCGGGGAGGGCGGGCCACTATCGCAACTGGCCGGTACCACCAAGCGCCTGACCGCCGCCGGCGCGGTGGCCGTGGACATCGGCGCCGCCGCGCCCGGCATGGCCGCCGCTGACCTG